CAATTTGAGGCTGATGTACAGGCTCTACGTCATTGATTTTTTGTAATATATTATATATGTTGTCAGACATGCTACAATTTTCCTATGCTTTTGGTATTTTATTTTGTTTACTACCTACAGGACTTATATTGTCTTGCGGTAAATCATTGGTTGTTTTACCGTTATTTCCTTCAGGTACATCATCTTTCCCTGCAATCTCAACTTGTGGAGTATCTAGTTCTTTAAGAATACTATCTGCTTTAGCATACTCATCTCCAGCTTTTGTTGCATCTGGGTTGTCATCATATGGCTTGTCTAACACTGCTTCGCCTTTTTTGTATTCTTTAACATCGCTTTGCTGATCTATGTTCCAACGCCTAATTTCTTCTGGACTTAGTTTTGGAACAACCTTAATATTTGCTTTTGCAATATTAGCACGTTCAGCTACTACTTGTCGAACTTGTGCATCGTTGCAAGGATATGTTAAAACAGCATCCATCAAGTATAGTTCTACAGTACCATGATTTGGGAAATCAATATCTCCTTCTTTCAATGGTAAACGTTTTGGTTTACTCAAACTTTCCATACCGTATGTGTCTAATGCATGTTCGATTTGATCCATTTTTTCTGTTGGATCTTCGTTGGCTATTTTAATACGAAACTCGTATGTGTGTTGGTTTTCAGCTAGATATTTTTTGTAGTTTTTCATAATTTTTCCTATATGTGTTATTTATCTTGTTAGGACAAATTACTTCTTTGGTTTTTCGCCTAGGATTTGGTTTAATAGTTCATTGCGGTCTAAGATAACTGCCTGTCCATCTTCAGCATCTAATAACTTTTCGCCATCATTTTTACTATTTTGCTGATCTAAACGTGCCTTTTTAAGCTGTAAATCCACCATTTTAAGCTTCTTGTCTAGCTTGGCTTGTTTAGCTGTTATAGCATGCCCTAATAGGGTACCTGCTGTAGCTAATATGTGTCCTGAGAACCTTGCTTCTACATTCATACCTAAATCCATTAGGTCCTGAAATTTATCTTTCGCAAGATCGCTAAGATCATCTAGCTCTTTGTCACTGGTATCTAAGTCGTTAACAAATGGCAGTGCAGAATCAATTTTATCAATAGCATTATCTACTTCTTTAATCACTGTGCGTTGTTCGTCTATAGATGGGTTGCCCTCAGCAGTACCGGCGGTGTCATTGTTTTCCGTTTTTTCCTCTGCTGGAGGAATATTAAATAGTTCTTCTAATTTTTGAGTCATAGTAAACGTATTTATTACTTCTGATTTTTGAATATGTCGTATTCGGTAACGACTCTAAATTTAATTCCGTTAGCTTTACACCAATTGTCAGCCGCGGCCCACTTAGCCATGTTAACTGCCACTGATAACTTGTCTCTATAACTTCTAGCAGTTTCCATTGTAGTTTCTTTGCTTGGCTTGATTTCTATTAATTCTGTATGTTTGCGATCGTTTTTATCTTTGTATACTACTAGGAAATCAGGGACATATACAGTATTCTTACCGCTCACTGGATTGTAGTAAGGGATTGTTATGCTTTCGCTGGTCCAGTTTACTACGGCTGGATTGTTATCGCAGAAAGTACAAAAAGTAAATTCCCAACTACTTCTATAAGTAGGAGCTCTTTTGCCCATGTATTTCTGTGGATTCTTTACAACATATTTTCCTGATGCATACTTAGCCATGACAGATTACGGAAGTATACGGCGTTGGACGTATTTGTCCATTGGTGGAGTATTACTAATTCCTAATAGGCTAGTATTAACTCTATTCTGATTTAATAACATTGTTAGGTATGGAGTAAGCTCATCTTTTTCATAATTGTATGTTACGTAAAAATAATTATAGGTATATTCACTTCCACCTAGAGCTACTTTTTCTACAGAATATCCTGATGCTATTCTAACTGCTATCTCATCGTCAAGATCTCTGTATGTTTGATAAAATACATTTAAGGACAGTATATAAAATAGTTGTCCTACGGAAAAGCTGTCAACTGCGGCAACTATGTCGTCATATGTTGTATATGAAGTGTTTACACTGGCTGTATTGATTGGAGTTTTTACTTCTGTTTTCCTACCGCTAGGCATTTTTTTAAATTCATCTACCAAGCCCATTGGGTCTAACCCTTGGGTCAATGCTGTGTATATTACTGTAGATGCTAACGTTATACCACTGGCTTTGCTACCCGTTACAGATTCAAAGTAACCCACAACAGCATCATTTATATTTGGACTTGTGGTGAACCTATCATCAAAATAATTATTAAAGAATTCTGTTGTAGAGTTTATATCGGTATTCGGTGGAAGATTTCCTGAAGTAGCCATAAGTTATCCTAAATTATAGTAGTTCCGTTATCGGCTATTTGTTGATTGCTGTCAACTACTCCATTTGTTCCAGATTCGGTACTACTAGGCAAAGCATTAATAGCTTTTGCGATTCCTTGATTGATTGTTCCTGGTGTTGGAACGAACACCGTACTTAACGGATTCTGTCCCGACAGTATATCTTTACCTAACTGTTTTAATTCTGATGTAGCTACTGTTTTAAGATCCTGATTTTTAAAGTTCTGTGCTGTACGGAATCCACCTAGTGCGGCACCTACAAAATTACCGTCTTGTAAATTAGTAATAACATCACCTGCACCTTCAACCAGTCCACCTGGTCCTAATATACTAGTGGTCCCTCCACCCAATGACGTTAATGGACTAGGGCTCTTGTCGTAGTGTATGTCACTGAATCCTAATACTGTTCCGTCACTTACCGGTCCAGTTGTATATTGTACAGCCTCATACTCGACAGTCATATTATGCTCCATTGGTGCATACTCTCCCGATGTATGTTGCCCATGTTGGAAACTTTGTACTGTTGGTCTAAGCAAGGTGTATGCACTAAAGCTTTTTTGGTGCAAGCTATAAATTCTTATAGCATTAATATAGCTTTGTTGGGTTCCACTACGCAAAGGTGTAAAGCCCCATCCTTGTTCTTGTCTTTTCTTATACTTGTGATCTTGATTATATATAGACTCCTGATAATCACTATCTCTATAATAATAAGAATAATATCCATACCAGAAGTTACGTACTACGTCTGCCGAATCATCATGGAACGTAAGAGTCAATGGATCATAATTTATTTTTTCTTGTGCTATATTTTTACGATTGTAAGCATTGTAAGTTTTTGTTGATATTGAAAATTTAGGTAGTGCTACACTTTTAGCCATCATACCTATTTCAATCTGCTCGTTTGTCTGTGTTGTTGCTACAACAGGATTTAAATCCATAAAAACATGGTATACTGTACCAATCTTGGGACTTAGTCTGTATAAACTGTCAACAAAAGTACGCGAGGCATGTTGCCAGTCGTGTATCTCGTCGCCTGTTTGTATTTCTTTTAAGAACTGATTAAAAAACCCACCTGCCATCATTATTTCCTAGTTATACAGTATTTATCCGAAAAAAAAGCCCAGTTTTTTAAGCTGGGCTAATCCTCGTGTCGTACTTATTAACCAGTAATTGTTTCGCCTAGTGTTCTTCCTACTAATGTACCAATACCTGTTTCATCTGGTGTTTGGATAGCATTATCGTATCTGATAGTCATCGCAACTGTCATTGGTTCGTTAGTTGCATAGTTAGCATCTGTATAATCAGTGTTAGACAAGTAGCAACCATATAGTCCCCAAGTTTCAAGAACTGATGCTTCGTGTACACCGTTGCCGCCATCAAGTACTTCAAATCTAGTAAGGAACTTGTAATCAATACCTGAACTTGCTGATGCTTGTTCCATAAAGTCGAATTGTTTCTGTAGTTGTTCGCCAACACGTTTAGTAACTTCGCCACCAGCGTCGTCACGTAATGTACAAACAACAGTTTCCCAAGTTGGCTTACCAGCTAGGTAGACTTTACTGTTATAAATCGGAATAATCATTTCTTCAAAACTAAGTTTTGGACGAGTAAAGTCAATAACTTGTTTTGTTAGTTCCGTTGTAGGTTGACTAACACCAAAATTCTCAAAAGTTACCCTGAATCGGAACTTTAGTTTAGGCATTAACAAGCCTTGGCTTGTTGCACTTTGGTTAGTACTTAAAGGTACTGTAAACTTAC